GGAAGAAGAAAATGAAAACGAGATTATAGATGACACAGAAGAAGAAAACAAAGAAACGTAAAAATTATTATTTTACAAAAGATCACGAAAATGCGATTGTGCGATATTCAAATACCACTTGCATTCGAGAACGCACAGAATTATATGAACGCTGGATTGGGCCTGCCCTAAATGAAATGGTAGACAAAATTGTGTTTACCTATAAATTCACTAATTTACCAAATATTGATTCGCTACGCGACGAATGTAAAGTTTGGCTTGTTACTATTTTGGACAAATACGATCAGAGCCGCGGCTCAGCAGCCTTTTCTTATTTTAGCGTAATCACTAAAAACTGGTTTATTCACAAGGTTAAAAAACAACAAAAGCGTCAACGTCGCGAAGTTGATTATGACAACATTTCTAAATATTACGAAGAGAAATACCTCTCTACTACCGAATCGTATGTAAGTGAGAGAGAAGAAGAAGAATTTTGGGACTCATTTTATAAAGAACTGCAATCTTGGGATGTATCTCAAATGAAGGAGAACGACCTAAAGGTTTACCAGGCAATAAATATTTTATTCGAATCCAAAGAGGACATCGAAATTTTTAATAAAAAAGCTATTTATCTATACTTGCGGGAGATAACGGGTCTAAACACAAAACAGATTGTTAATTCTCTAAAGAAGTTCCGTAAAAAATACAGTAATTTTAAACAATCATGGAATACGGGGGTACTATGAGCACTAAGAAAGTAGAAATATTAATAGGCGAAGCTCTCGACAACATCAGATCGGATCGTAAACTTGCGCGCGAATTTCTTAATGATATCGCCAACGAGATTGCAACTGACACCGAAAAGATCGCGCGCCTGAGCCCAGTTGCAGCTAAACACGTAGAAACGCTGCAGCGCTCCAACGAACAACTAGTCAAGCTTATAGGAATGCAGCAGAAAGGTCAAAAGAGTGTCGATTTCTCAGAAGATGATAAAAATAGCCTATTTGATATAATTCAGGGGGGTGTAGAATGAGTGAAACTTTTGATCATTCGGTTTTTTCCGACAACAGATCAGCTGTCGATGTTTTTGCGCAATCTATTCGCCGAGTCTATAGAGGTGAACTGGGCGGCCAACGCTTCCACGCATTAGTTTTAGCTCCAATTCAGCAAGCAGGGGGAGGTGTCTTTAAGTATAAGGCGCGCATTCTTGCGCCCGAAGCCGGCAGCCGTACTCCCAACCCACACGCAGCGCTACCCGATCCATGCAAGATATCTTGGGCCGCAGATCCAGCAGGAGTTAACGATGCCATTCGATTGCACACCACGTTTTATTCTACATATAATAGCAGGGGACAGGTGCCGGCGGGTGGTGATGTAGTTATCGTGGCACTTGATCTAGGAGCAAACGGCACTTGGAACTTAGCAGATGGTGAACATCTAGGAATAGCTCGCAAGGGTGCGTACGCCGCGGCAGGTAAAACGGCTGCAGAGTGCGAGGGCCTTGCCTCTAAATTTGGTACAGATGCCGGTGACCTAACTTTGTTTGCAACCGCCAAAGATGCAGCTATATGGATGCCTATATTTAATGGGATTAGCGCCGATGGTACAATGAAAGATAAGGTAACATTCAAGGGGAATCCATATGGGCCTCCCGCCAACTCACTTGCATCATATTCAAATTTGATTATTGCGGCATGCGCCAAGATCGGCCGCACCGATGTCTCCATTGGATCCAATGGAGCTGGGCGCACCGTGCAGTCCACCTGGGAGGCCGGCCCCGGCCGATCCAAACTATCCTTACACATGCTGTACATGGCACATGATCTTAAAATAACAACAAAGGCTGTTCCCACCTATGGAGGTAAGTCCAACCAAATTTTAGCTAAAGACACAGAACTTATGCAATGTATGTTGGCTGCAGAGGCGGCTTCTGGTGGCAAATACAAGTGGGGTGGAAAACTTGGCGGCCGCACCGGGCAACCCGGAGACATAAATGTTACAGAACTCCATCACTGGCAATATAATGAAGATACTATAGAGGGCCAGGGGCTTTGGTTGGCCGCTCAAAAACATTATTACACCAGAATGCAGACTCTCGAGAAGGCCCTGCTCAGCGCAAATATTAAGAGCTTTGAAAGTCTTCGTAATCATAATACACGTCTAACTCTTTACGCTCATTTAGCTGGTATCTTTGGAGCTTTTGGTGTCTTTTAAAAAGAGGAAAAATGACTAAGAAAGATAAGAAAATTTGGAGTAAAGAGAAATTCTCCGCCGAACGAAGAGCAATAGTTGAAGATGTTTATGCCAAGATGAAGGGCTCGGGCAATGCCCGCTCCACTACAACATCCGAAGGCATTGATACGACCACAGAGTCTGCTGTAACGCTAGGTGATCCATCCGATTATTATGATAATCCTCCTTATGTTTTGCCAGATAATAGTGGTCTTTATCATACGGATGTCGCGACNCCACGCGTGCACTACAAGCGCGCCAAAGGCGAAAAGATTATTAAAAGAAAGAACGCTTATATAGTTCTTGGCCGAGATCGACCCAGTTCAAATCGCAGCGGATGGGGATCTAAAGGGGCGATAAATGCCGCTAGCATTGATTTGGTGGTAGGTAGAATGGCTGGTGCACGAGACGGNCAAGGAGTAGATGATGGTACCCATGTTGACAACTCCTTCAGTGCCGATGCAGCACGTATTCACATAAGTCAGATGACAGATATTGATAAAAACTTCGGTATAGCCACCAATGAGATTACCGCAGCCCCTCCCCGTTCTGGTATTGGTATTAAAGCGGATCTCGTGCGCGTGATTGGTCGCGAAGGAGTGAAAATCGTTACCGGAAAGTGTGACGGTTGTAAGCCGGCTGAAAAAAACTCTATGGGTGGAAAATTACTTCCCGCGCCGCGCATCATCTTACAAGCCGGCAACAATGTCGAGTCTCGTATGGTGTTTGGTGGCCTTTTTAATACACCTGAAAANTACAACAACCTGCAAGGTGTGGCTCGTGGAGAGAATGTTGTAGAATCTCTTCGNGATTTAGCTGAAATTTTAGACGAGGTGATGAGCGCTCTTATTAACTTCCTATTACTTCAACAAGCATTCAATGGTGCGGTCGGAGTAGACCCGATTCGTCCGTGGGTGCCGACAGCTGCTGGAAGTTTCGTGGCATTGTCGATCCCGTGGATAATGGACAGCATAATACAAACGCGCACCAACAAAACCCTGTGGGAAATTAATCACCTATATCCATGCGGTTACCGCTTTATCCCGAGCCGGAATGTGTATTCCACTTAACCAAGGAGAAATATAAATGGCAGACTCTACTTTTTTATCATGGCAAGATAGAAACAATGATGGCTTAATAGATGTGTGCGGCCCTGCACCATCCTCACCCATTATTTGTTTAGAATGTTCTCCCAATCCTAAAGCTTTGGTACCAAACTGGCGTAATCGAACGATGGATGAGCCGTTTCTAAATGAAAAGTTATGCGAGTATTGGATCACCATCACAACCCCCTACACCGATCTCCACGACTTAGACCGCAAAGAGCAGTCGCAAAACTCTAGAGCAACAGAAGCTTTATTGGACATTTTTGATAAAGATACTTCGCACGAGACCTTTAGTGCATTAAGCGCCGCACTACATCTTAAAGATTTTGATCTAGATCCACGCCCTAACAGCAGAGCTAAATTTCTATATGGGGTTTCTTATTCGGATTTACATGATCTTAAAGATGCCGTGGAAGAAGACGAAGAAGTAGAAGAGGAACGCGAGGATGTTTTGGTAACATATCAAGCATCATCAATCAAATCTCAATTAATTCGGGTTAGAAAGGGCTTGAGTTTATATTCGCGCTTTCTAAAAGTGTACCAAGGAGTCGAAGGAGGAAACTTATATTTTGAAGATGCGGAGTCCGGTGAATCAAGAGCCATTTTTAATTTAGAAAGTTATGGTGATATTGGAATGTGGCCAAGCGCCTCTAAGATGGGTTCGATGTTGGTAGAGTTAGATAAGTTTTTAAATGGCAAAGGCCTAAACATTCCTGGTAGCGGCCCTATTGTCTTTTTTCAAGATCGCGTGGTTAAAATAGAGATTTTATATAGTGGAGAATATGATTTAAAAAGAATGAAAGTGTGGACTGAAGACTGTGGGGAAAAGCCCAAGGTTTACACAAGCAAATTAAGCCGGCTTAAATCAAAACCAGGGTGGCGCGATAGAACTGCGCGCGGCTATTTTGCGCAGCTTCAACAAATGCACTCAGCACTTGGCGCGCGCGAAGCGTGGCCATGGATAGAATTTGTAACTAATTTTACCTACCCTCCTGTAATAGCAGTGAAGCTTCCTACTGATTCAACTCCCGGCGAAACGGTGGGAAGCTGTGTAATGGAGGCGTTAGAAAACGAAGCCAAACAACTAGGACAAGATATTTTGGATGATGTGTTTGGTTTGGGAGATGCAATTGCCTATATGTTTCACAACAATTTGTGTCAATCTTCATTAGAGGACGTTATTGCATCTGATGAAGAGTTGGGCCTTCTTCCTAATTTGGATAACCCCGGCGCATTTGATCGCAGCAAGGTGTCGTCCATGGCCACGGAACAAGCGTTTAAGAAGCTGAAGACCAATAATCCTATCGGTAATTATTTATGCGCAAATGTGTTGGGATTAGGTTTGCCTGCCGTGGGTGGCATATGCGGAAGTGCCGGCGCCCAAATGGAAGCGCTATGGAAGGAGGGGTTTGATGGTCTTAAATGGTGTGGTTTATTAGATCTGCTTATGGAGGTCATCAGATGCTTGATGGGCGGCCTTACTTTAGAAGAAGCCCTCGCGAGTATTTGTGAAAGCGCACTCCAAGCAATGGGTATAGAGAATTTCGGCGATCTTTTTATTGGCCTTGATCCTGAAAAGCAAGCTGCATTAGATGCTCTAGTGAAGCAAAAGCTTTCCGAAGGACAACTTTTTAAATCCGACTCACAAAATGCGATTGTGGGAGATTCGACCGCCGGCAACTATGTCATAGAGAAGCCCTGGGAAAACCAAGAGCTAATTGATAAGGAACGCAAAAATCAAGTAGAAGGGCCGGTTGATGGGATGACACCTCAGCAAACACAAGATACATCCACCGCTCAGCGTCGTACACTCGCACAACAATTTGACATGGGAGCATCAGCTAACCAGTTAGACTCCAATATTGTAATGCAGGCTTATTTTAAGGCTCTGCTGGAGATGTTTGATGGGATGCTGTTGGAACTGGTAGATATACTTAATAAATTCCCTGGCGCTCAGCTTATAGCAGGAATCATAGCTTTACTCGACTGTCCGCGCCCACCCATCTTTAACCCCAGCATAATGGATTTCCTAAAAGATCTTGAGCTACCTTTTTGTCGAAATATGACGGATATCACCCTTCCTCGTATAGAAAACCCTTTCGGATGGCTTCCCAAATTTAAAGATATTTGGCGATGGTTGTGGCTAGCTTTAAAGTGTGCAATTCAACAGTTAATTGTTTCAATTTTGATGAAGCTTTTGGTAAAACTATGTGAGTTGTTGGGAGACGCGATATGTAAGGCTCTAGAAGTTGCAGGCGCTATGGCGGCTGCGTTAGTGGACTCTAGCACAACCTTTGCGGCTGCAATTAGGAAGGCGATTTGTGGAGAGGAGGCAGACGATGCACAAGTTGAAGCCACCATTGAAGATCTTTTTGGTACTTTAGGCGCCGGCGGCGCCGCATTTGGCGACCGAGAGGCTGTGATTAACTTTGCTGAAGATATTGCCTCTTCTGTAACTCAACGCGAACTACTAGAAGGGTTTACAGGAGTGCCTTCCCAAGCATTGTTGAATATCACTGATACTCTTATTGAGTGGGAGTATCCTGAATTTCGCGATGGTCTCGGTGGAACAGATGACATCGAAAGATTTTTTGTCAATGTTGGAAAATTACTTCCGGCCGACTTTAAGGCCGAAATCGAAGATTATTTGGATAGTGTTCCTCTAAACGATACAACTCCTGCTAACCCAACTTTATGTGCAACCCCTAAACAATTGGAAGATTTTAAAAACTTACGTTGTGAATTACTTGAGGGAAGAGCAACCAAAGAACAATGCGATGCTATGTATGAGAGTATCAGAGGGCAATTTTTAGACGATTTGGATGATTTGGGTGCAGTAGTTCAAGGAGGTCCAACCGCGTTTATCATGGACAATATGCCTCCCATCGTCTCCACTAACCCTGACCCAGATTGTCAGGATGGATTAATACCCTTAGAGCCCGAAGAGGCCGCAGCGTCCGCCAAGGCAGCATTAGGCGGAGCTTTAGAGCAATTAAAAGTAGACTTTTCGAAAGATATGTTGGGTAATGGAGGGTTGTTTGCAAGCGATAAAGATTGGGGGATGATAAATATGATTCTCTCCGACACAATGGGAAAACCATATACCGCTCACAAAAGGAAAGTTTTTAATGATCGTAGTTATGTGGATTTTTATGTGGATTTAGGTAACACTTGGGCCTCGGCGTTTGACGATGAGCAAGCCGCCTTTGAACAAGTGTCCGCCCTGTACAAGCAACAGGGCGCGTACCCCGTCCGCGTCGGGGGATGGCTACAAGATTATATGAAGGACGAAGTAGAAATAAATTTTAAAGGAAATAATAGCCTCGCTGGTAGAAAGGACACGTATGTTTCCTTCGAGACACTAGGGTTTACAGGACTTTTTGGTGGGGATATTGATCTGTTGGCAGTCCCAGATATGGGGTATAATATAGGATTGGGTGTCAATATGGGCGCCGAATCCGTCCTTTTTAAGAGAATGCCCCGGAAGGCCTCTCCTGACCTTAATTTAAGCTTCAGAGACAATGCCAAAGGTCTCTCGGCGAATTTCGGTGGAACATATGCGTGGGGGTATGATGCTCAGATCTATCTTTCTGATTTGGTACAACCAGAAAGTATGCCACATAATATGGGTAGCAGCCCAGTAGGAACGTATTCTTATGCCGATAACGCTCGCGTCAAAATTACTGAATTTTTTAACATGGGAGTTGATACAGACTTTTCTCCAACTCAACATATGGACAGAAAAGAGAAAAAAGAATTTGAGAAAGATCAAAAAAACAGCATTATTAAAGATAGAGCATTAGAGTTTGTAGCTATTGACGATGCCTTTGAAAATTTTGAAGAAATTGCTGCCGATTATCCCAATTTCTATCAATGTTTTACAAATCTCGTAGGCACCCCTCCCGAAACAATCCTGCTGAAAGAAATGATAAATAGTGGCTCTCAGGCAATCGGTATCCCCGTTGATACCGTCACATCCGGCGCTGCCGGCGACGCTCGCGACGACGCCATCCAAACACTTACTAAGCGATTCATGGATCTCGTGGCCAATAATGATATAGCCTTTAATTACGGTGCGCAATTTGATCCCCTCACACTGAGTGATATCGAATATGTAACGGACAATGGGGTGGCTTACCATGAAGCGGTAAATGACGAGGGCGAGCCGTTAAGTAATGATGATATGATTTTGGGTAAAAGCCGAGATCAGTATCTAAATGGGAAGGATGCTCGCGTCATTTATTTAGATCCCAATAAATTTGGCGGTACATATATGAATCCTCCTCTTTATATTCGACCGGTTGTGAATAAGGGGTGGCTTGGAATGGTGGATGTACTGTTTCCCGATATAAGCCCATGTAAACCACAACGAACTGATTTGATTGATTTCGGCGATATCCAAGACAAAATTAATGAGCGATATCCGCAAATCCCTCACGATCAGCGCCTTAAATCCGATCCAGATTGCGTTTTAGAAGTCCCATTTAATAGAATTTTAGAGCGCTCAGCAAAAGCAGAATTAGAAGGTCTTATAAGTTCTGCCATTCGAGCTTTCGTTAGTGTGGAAATGCTCAAAGGTCTCGCAACATTTAGCACCTTTAACCCTAGTTGTCCATATACATATAGTAAATTATTTGCTGCCTATGTGGTAGAGCTAATGGAAAAGGGGTTCAAAGATCCTTCAACAGCTCCTTGGGACTTTTTCAGCCCTTTCAGCGATCACGAATTTTGGTATGCATTTCTAGAAACTGCCGTTCAAATATATAATTATAGAATTAGTTTAGATGAGATCCAGCCCCCGCAGAGTGTTTTAGGGGCTTTGATCGAAATAGATAACATGCAATCTGAATATAAATACCCATATCACGAAGAGCTTTCGGATGCTAAGTCGACAAACCCCCGAGACGCAGGGATGCTCGAAACTCTAAAGGGATATCGTGAAAGTAAAAACCTTGAAGCCGTACAAAAAATCGAAGAGTCCGCCAAAATTGTATTGGCTGAGTTAGTTGTCGAACAAATCAACTATATGGGCAAAAAATTCGTAGATAATCTCAAAGTATTAGACATAAAACCAACTATATTTGATTTAGATTATTATTTATTGCAATATTTCGCCGCTGGAAGTGAATTGATTTTAGATTGGGACATCAAGCCGGAAGTTGTTGGCTTAGGTGAGCCCGGGGACAGCGAATTATATACCTCTGGCAAGTCTTTTTCTGATGCGGAAACAGGTGAAGAATATGAGGGATATTATCATGTGTTCCGCGATCCCATGGATGGCAGCGCGCTATATGCCGCCGGCGAATTTTGGATAGCAGATGACGAGCCGCGGCTATTGCGGCCACTAGCAAACAAGCTCACTGTACCCATCGGAGACGTGGCTAGTTTGGGAGAAGCAAGTCCAGGTTCTGACGATTTCTTGATTATTGAAAAGTATATCAGTATTAATGGCGGCAAAGAAGCTCCAGCCGACGCGCTGGCTGTAATTAAAGATCTGCCGCCCACAGATAATATTTCTCAACATTATCCCGGTTCGATGGAAAACATCTATAACGACGATGGAGAAGTGGTGGGAATAAAAGGAAGCATGGGGGTTCGTTATGGGCTTCAAGTGAGTGCTGTGATCGGCAGCCAGCAGGTGCCGATTACGTCCGTTGAAGTGGATTCTTTGGACGTAGAGTGTGCTAATGCGCAGCCCTTTGAAGCAGATAGTAACCTTTTATATTGTTTAATTTTGAAACTAAGGGAAGATGCGCGATTCAAACTATTGACACGTTATATTCTTCCACTACCAAAGATGGTTTCACTCATTGCCATTTATAACTCCTATGGGCTTTTGCAGTCTATTGGACAAATTTGCGCCGAGACGGGAGATACTTTTGGGGTCACGCCCCCCGGCAAATTTGCAGGAATCGGCACCAAACCAGGGCGCGCCGTATCAGTAAGCTATGGAAAGGACGGCCCATATGTAACGGACATTAGTTTTAATTATACAGACACCGATGGGTGGGCTAGTAAAAAGGATCGGGATATAGATCAATGGTTTGTGTTAGAATTTGATAAGTGGGACATGGTATTATTAAGAAACTTTAAAACGCGCTTGAAAAAGCTTTTTCGTAGTTTTTATCGAAGTCGTAAGTTTACTCCCGGCGATGATGATGGACCAAGTGCTGGTACAATTTGGTTAGCTGGTCTTCGAGAGTCTTTTCGGCCCGTCCCTGGCCGGTCAATGCTTCCTTGGTGGCGACGCGGTAGATTACGTCCCAATCCGTTTAATGCGGAAGAGGAATTGTGCACGAAAAAAGATTAGTAGCATAATTATTAGATAGGAGAAACAATTATGGCCTCATTTAGTGTAGCGCTCCCCTTAGAGTTTGATGCCACTGATGGCTTTAGAATGATAAAAGAGTTTAATTCGCTCATTCGACAAAATTTAAAAATGATATTGTTGACCGATCCTGGCGAACGCGTGATGGATCCGTTGTTTGGTGCTGGTATTAAAACTTTCTTATTCGAAAGTTTTAATGCCGGGGTTGGACCGCAGCTTGAGGGCATTATTAGAAAGCAGGTATCCACCTATATGCCATCGGTGCAAATTGAGAAAATCGATTTTCACACAATGGATCCCGACGCAAACACCCTAGGCTTCGCCATAGTATATAATGTTCCTCAGATTGGCGTAAAAGATTTACTAGAATTTACTATTTAAAAAAGGGGGATTTTTAATGCCAGATGACCAAAAAAACATAATACCTATAAATTATACTCATCGTGAGTTTAAATCTATTAGGCAAGATCTGCTACAAATCGCAGAAAGACTATACCCCGATTCTTTCCAAGATTTCAGCGAAGCATCTTTTGGATCATTGATGCTGGACGCAGTTGCTTATGTGGGAGATCAACTTTCCTTTTATTTAGATTATAATGTTAATGAGGCATTTTTAGACACTGCTTACCAATATTCTAATATTATAAGACACGGGCGCACACTAGGATATAAAGACACAGGCCGGCCATCTACTTACGGAGAGGTGGCCCTTTTCGTTCAAGTCCCCGCTAGTGGCTATGGTATAGGCCCGGACACTAAATATTTACCCGTCTTAAAAAGAGGAAGCCGGTTTACCTCGGTTAATGGCTTAAGTTATGTATTGGTCGAAGACATTGACATGTCGTCACCCAAAAACCCCGTCATTGTATCCCAAGTAGATTCAGATACTGGTGCACCCACGAATTATGCGGTCAAAGCCTACGGAACAGTAGTGTCTGGCTATTACGGCGAAGAAAAAGTTAAAATAGGGCCTTATGAAAGATTTAAACGCGTACGCCTTGCCACCGCCAACATATCAGAGGTTACCTCAGTATTCGACTCGGAAGGCCACGAATATTTCGAGGTAGATTATCTATCCCAAGATATGGTATATAAAGAAATTACCAACACCAATTATCAAAACGACAACGTACCTTCGATATTGAAGCCCTATCTGGTTTCTCGAAAGTTTGTAGTAGAGAAAGATCGTTTTAGCACAGATCTTCAATTTGGCTCAGGCAAAGCCGGCGAATCGGATGTAATTGCTAACCCCCAATCTGTGGCTTTAGATATCTTTGGAAAGAATTACGTAACCGACACTACGTTTGACCCTACGCGGCTAACCAAAAATGAAAATTTTGGAATTGTGCCGTCGAACACCACATTAACAATTGCTTATCGAGTTACTAACCCGGGCGATTCTAACGCAGCCGTGGGCGCGATAAACTCAGTATCCAATGTTAGTGTAGAGTTTAAAGATGCCAATGCCTTAACTCCCACTACAATGCGGTCAGTTATTGCGTCTGTGGAAGTTAACAATGAAGTACCTATTATTGGTAACGTGAGTACTCCCACGTCCACCGAACTTAAACGCAGAGTATACGACACGTTCCCTACTCAAAATCGTGCCGTAACACAGGCTGATTATGAGAACTTATCATATAGAATGCCCGCCAAGTTTGGATCTATAAAGAGAGTATCTGTCCAAAAAGATCCGGACTCACAAAAACGAAATTTGAACCTGTACGTTGTATCAGAAGATGAGTTTGGAAAATTAGTTAAAACTAACCGTACCATTAAAAATAATTTAAAAACGTGGTTGAATAGCCATCGTATGATTAATGATACTATTGACATTCTTGATCCCTATATTCTTAATTTAGGAATCGAGTTTGTGGTTAAGCCCGCGCACGATGCAGACAAATATGTGCTACTAGATCAGTGCGTAAGTATGCTTAAAACCGAGTTTGCTAACACCTCCTTTTACATAGGAGAAGCTGTTTATATTAGTAATATTTTTGCAGCCCTTAAAAAAGTGCCGGGTGTATTAGATGTACTCAAAGCAAAATTAGTAACCCGCTTTGGAAGTGGATATTCTGATGCTCAAATTATTATTAATAATAGTCTCGCACCAGATGGAAGCTATTTAATTGTTCCTAAAAATGCAATTGTAGAGTTTAAGTATCCGTCGGTAGACATCAAAGGAAAGATTAGGTAATGGCGATTAAAAGATATGTAGCGAGCGCTGACACTACCATTGTGAACGCATATCAGCAAAATTTAGAGACCCGGGGTACCGGAGCAAACATGGGCGCAGCAGATGTAATGGAGGTGTTTTCTATCTACGGAAGACAATCTACCAGTTCGGCAGAACTTTCTCGCATTCTTATTAAATTTCCCGTCGCCACTGTTGTAACAGATCGGAGCGCCGGCACAATACCTGCCAGCGGAAGCGTCAGCTTTTACATGAAATTATATAACGCTGTCACTTCAAAAACTGTACCTGTTGATTATACCTTAATGGTGCAGGCTGTTTCTCAGTCGTGGCAAGAGGGCATCGGCCTAGATCTCGAAGACTATAGAGATCTCACCAAAGGAAACGCAGGCTCCAACTGGATGTCAGCTTCTAACACTGCTTATTGGGCAAATGCCGACGGGACTGTTCTAGCCGGCGGCTCCTTCCACACACGATCGTTTGGTGGCGGTACTGCCGGATCCCCAAACGAAATTCATGTATTTTCACAGTCATTTACAACCGGACTAGAAGATTTAGAAGTCGATATTACCCCTCTGGTGGAACAATGGATTGCCGAGACGTGGGGTAACTATGGGGTGGGTGTCCACCTTACGGCCAGCCAAGAAGCCAAACATTCAGGTTCTGCGCCCAGCGTGGAAAAAAGATATCCCGGATATCCTGCGCTAGATAGAGGCGGTAACGATAAACAAAATGTGCTTTATAACCCAAGCGGCTCCACCGAGTCTTACTACACAAAGAGATTTTTTGCTCGAAAGAGTCAATTTTTTTACAAGCGCCCATCTTTAGAAGCGAGATGGGATTCTTCGGTTAAAGATAACCGCGGCGACTTCTATTATAGCAGTTCGTTAGCTTCGTCCGGAGACAATCTCAATACAATTTATCTTTATAACTATGTTCGCGGCGAACTCGCGGATATTCCTAACTTAGGAAAGGACAAGCGCGTTTATGTTAGCATTTTCTCGGGGTCAGTTGGCGGGTTTTATGGTAATCAGGGCGGCGGCGACGGCGACGACGTCGCCCCCTCTAACTACCCGGTTTCAGGTACGACTGGGAGTATTCAGATATTGTCTCCCGATAATAACGACTATGTCCGCGCAGATTATCTCACGCTTGTAACGGGAGGAATTGTATCAACAGGCATTTATAGTGCTTCGTTTGCTTTCACTGGCGCAGAAATACTTAATACGATTTATGACGTCTGGTTCACTGGTAGTCACAGCATTCAAGACGCAAGAACAGCACCTACTCAATACTTTACTGGTGCGATTAAACCGAAAACTCTTCGATCTTCCCCGGCTGTTTCTAACCCTGTATATTATTTGAACATTACAAATCTACGAGGAAAATATCGCAGCAACGAAAAGGCTCGGCTTAACCTTTATGTAAGAGACAAGTACTGGAGTCCCACCATCTACACGGTCGCTAACGACGATCCGCCAGCTACCACCATACCCAGCGCCTCCTACAAAGTATATCGTGTACTCGACGCGCTAGATGTTATTCCCTATGGCACAGGAAGCGACTTGCACACAGTTCTTTCCTATGATATATCTGGTAATTATTTTGATTTAGATATGCGTTTACTAGAGCCGGGCTATGCCTATGCTCTTCAGTTCTCTTTCTATGATTCCGCACTTAGTTCTTGGACCGAACAAAAACAAGTATTTAAATTTAGAGTAGAGAGTTATGAGTATTAAAAAACTATTTGATTCTACACACACACCCAAAAATTATTTAGGCGAGACCGACGAGAAACAAGCATATAAAGATGTTGAGTCGGCCACAAATGTAGAAGCAATTCGAACCAAGCAAGAAGCTTTTGTTCCTCAAATAGATTATAAAGATCCAGAGAATTTTGCCAAATTCGGATCTGCTTATTTATATTATAAGGCTGGCATAGAGAGGATTGTTGATTATTATCCCTATGACGGTTCTGATGCCGAGATTAACACCTTCTATAATGAATGTCTGAATATTGAAAAATATATCTTTGACAAATTATATCCTCGTACAACCGGCTATGTGAACATGAGCGTGGGTGGATGGGGAGCAGTAGCGGAAGCCCCGTCAGCCGGAAACTCTTATTATGGAACGCCGTCAACGCTCGAATATATCACCTTTAAAGGTGGCCCACATACCACAAATGCCACATCTCTTGTGGCGAAATCCCCCAACCCGTCCAACAACAAGTTTCAAGACGCCAATATATATGATGAAACTCCATATGTGACCGCCGGCATGCCGGCAACCTATGGATCCGGATCGCGTACCTCCAACCTCAAAAGTGACTTTGGAGCCGGCGTTACAATTGAATTTTGGTTGACGACGGGCTCTACTACCCCCGCCTCGTTCGCGGCCAACAACACCCAAAAACAAGTGGTGCTGGATATTTGGAATAATGAATACATTGTCCCCGTAACAGCTAACCGCTCAGAACACTACGGGCGAATTTCGATTGTGCTAGATGGTGATGCTGGTAGCGGATCACCATTTTTACTTACAGTACAGAGTGGAAGTAGTGGTGGAATAGTTGAACAAACTATTGGACAAAACATTAACTTAAACACGCTGTCTAAGTGGCATCATTATGCGATTGTTTTAGAGAACACTGGAAGCCGATTTAAATCGACCCTATACGTCGACGGCAAAATGAATCAAATTAACACATATGCTAATTCTATTTCCACTTTAAATCCCAAAAATATGATGGGTCGGATCGGAGGCCTCTTGACGATGCCTACGGTGGCAAGTTCAACTGCCACGTCGGGTTCAGGCAAGCTAACTGGTTCGATGGATGAGTTCCGTTTTTGGAAAACTGCTCGCTCTGCTGAAGAGATTGGAAAACGCTGGTTCACACAAGTTAGAGGAGGAACAAACTCCGACATTTCTAACACCACTCTGGGTATATATTACAAGTTTAACGCTGGAATTACCACCGATACTGCCTCCGACGCGGTAATACTTGACTACTCTGGTCGAATTTCCAATGGTGCTTGGACCGGCTACACTACAAATTCTCGAAACACAGGGTCAGCTATTGTATCGGCGTCGGCTGCCTCAAAAGAATACCGTGATCCCATTATTCGAGCGGAGCACCCCGATGTCGCATCTTTAAAGAAGTCTCTTTTGGCCAGTGGCTCATTCCACGATCTTAATAATGGAACTGCCTTCCTACATTATATGCCCGGCTGGGTCATCGAAGAGCAAGAATCCGAAGACGGAAGTGATCATTTGTCGAAGATGTGCCATATCATGGGCGCATATTTTGATAATCTTTACCTAATGATTCGTGAAGTACCACGCTTCAAAGGAAAAACTTATACTAGTTCTTCTTATAAGCCTGTGCCCTTCGCCAAGCACTTCCCACAATCTTTGGGGTTATATGTTCCGGAATTGTTCGTCGATTCCGAAGTAATGGAAAGATTCTTAAATCGCGATGACGATTCGCTTTTTGAAGGAGATCTAACAGAGACCAAGAATTTAATCTATCTCAACTTATACAATAACCTTACCAATATCTTCAAAAGTAAGGGCACAGAGAAAGCAATTCGCAATGTATATCGCTGCTTTAATATTGATGATGGATTGGTGCGCCTTAATGTTTACTCAGATAATAATGTTTATGAGCTGCAAAATAATTTAAAGCAGGTAATTGAAAAAAGGACGTCTCTCAACTTTAATTATCCGGGCAACACTAATGCTGTTGTGTACCAGCGGCAGTCGGGAGCATATGGTACAAGTACGGGTTATCAAACCGACACTACTGGCTCAGTTACCGGTTCTCTTATAGACGTTAATTATGCTGGAGCAGAAAACACTTACGGCCTCACCTTAGAGGCAGATGTAGAATTTCCCGATTATGTGGATATTGAAAACTCCTTGTTGCCCGGTAGAGACAGAACCCGAAGCTCACTTTTCGGAATGTATACCGTCAACACTGCTAGTACTCAATGCTTGTTTGGAACAGATACGGCTTGGGTATCTGAGGATTCGCCCGACCGGGGCCGCGGCGGCTTAGACTACGCTAATATGCAGGTTAGTGTTCGTAAAGATCCTATAAATCCTAAAAATGTATACTTTCAATTAAGTTCTAGCAACTCCCCTTACTATATTCCTCTATTAACAAGCAGCATCTTCTACGATGTGTACAACAATGAAAGGTGGAATCTTGCGGTACGTATCAAGCCCAGCTTAGCTCTAGCTGAGATTGTCAGTGGAGCTACCGATTATACTTATGATGTATCATTCCGTGGCGCTAACACTATGCTTGGAGATGTACAGCGCTCCTTTGCTGTAACGGCGTCGCTTACCAAAACCCAAGGACACAATTTGCTTGGGAGTACTAAGCGCGTTTACGCCGGCGCCCGACGCACCAACATAACAGGTACTGTGTTAACAGCTTCAGATGTGAGATTCGCCGGCGTTCGCTATTGGGGTAGATACTTAGAAGATAACACCCTTAATCAACATGCCTTCGACTACGATAACTCAGGAATTTCAGGTTCTTATGAAAATATAGCCTTTAGAGATCGATATCTTAGTGCACAAGATGTTTTGAATCCAAGTATGCTATTCTTAGATTGGCGATTTGATGGAATTACTGGCTCAAATATTGGTGGAGATTTTGTTGTAAAAGACTATAGCTCTGGATCATCCGTACTGCGTGAGAATTACGGATGGATTGGGAACTATCAAGGCTATCAACACACCGGCTATGGATATGGATTTAGAACGTCATCAGCAAATGTAGTTAATACCGAAAAGGTAAGTTCATATAAATTTGTTGACCCCGAGCGCGTAATTTCATCTGACATGATTAAGATTTTGAGTGACGATGATAAAGCTTTCGGATATCGTGAGGCCATCCCAAGCTATCGATATACTCTCGAAAAAAGTATGCAGAACGTTATTTCGGAAGAAATGTTAAATTTCTTTGCTGGGGTTGTTGATTTTAATAATCTTATTGGAGAAAGCGTTAACAGGTATCGTATGCGGTATAAAGGCCTGGATAAACTTAGAGAAAGTTTTTTCCGTCGTGTTACTAAAACATCCACTGTTGAAAAGTTTGTAAAGTATTATAGATGGTTTGATGATGCTATAGCTGAGGTGGTGGCACAAATTTTGCCGGCATCGGCTGATTTTAACCCCCACACTTTAAATGTAGTAGAAAGTCACATTTTAGAGCGCCCGAAATACCGACATCTTTTCCCGACTACTGAGTTTCAAGAGCCGTTTCTGGACGTAGCCCTTATGGGGGTGATTGAGATGCTTTATCCGGCAGTTCTTGGTAGAACTACGCTGGGCGAGTCGCCTCGACCCACGAATAAGCACAAGACTTTCTGGGCTGAGCGCGCCGAACGAAATGAAGGAGAAATCACATCGGGAGATAAAATAGTCGATGAGCAACGAAACATGTTCAGAGATGTTATCTACTCCGCGCCTGAATTGCCTACTCCTGATCAAATTAGTTATACCACTCTAAAAAGCGCTTACAAGGCGCACCGATATGAAAAACGGCGCTTCGGTCAAGTCTATAGAATGACGCAAAAACTTTTCCGGCCCATTCATGCCGGCACGAACTTCAAAGAAAATAAGGAGATAGGATTTACTTATAGTGCCCTCTATCCCGCCGGCCCAGTCAACACAGACGATGAAGTGTTTGTTCCTGAAAATGTTTTGGTTGCATACGAAGAAGATCTACAAGAATTGCCAGAGGTTGTTAACGAGCCCACCTATGGACAATTGGATTGGAATCCCAACAAAAAAATCAAGAGATTTGTAAAAGTAAATCATGGCAGACATTGGGAGAGAGGTCTGGGATATTATAATACTCTTTCAAAGTTTTCTTTCCCCTTCAACTTGATGAAATCCAGTGTAACTACTGGATATAACAANCAAATTGTAGATGGGTTTGCTGAAAATGTCGAACTTACTAATCTTCATCATGATACATATGGCGACATGTTCGAAGTGCCCATGCAAGGCCCATTTACATATGATTCAGTGGGTGGCCACCAATCACGACACATTGCACTAAACCGCAGTGCCTCGTCACCGGCTCAACAACATCAAGATTATGATGGTCTTGATAACTATCTCACCCGCCCCGAAGCGTGGAAGATCTTAACCGGTCGTTGCGTCGGAAATAGCGGCTCTCTTGGAATGGTGGGTGCCGATTACCCGTGGCCAGAAGCAAACGAAGAGGGCGAAAACCCATATCCCATGACGGGCGCCCAAAAGGCTATTTACTATCGCGATTATGTAGCAAAAAGACCGGTAAACATTAAGAACATCGCTTATACGACTGCATCACGATTCTTAGGAAACTACCAGCACAATTACCAAGTGGTGAGTTCGATGGGTTCTTATACCAATCCACGACGCTTCATAGATTTTCAGCCAACGCTGCCTACTAATGTAGTAGGAAATCGTCTAAAAACAGATGTTGTCAATATTATTCAAAACATTGATCGCGGCACATCAGCACCATCCAGTTCCGACGCAACTCCTGGCACAAGCTCTCACTTCGACTGGAACTTGGATTATGCTCCGGTTCAGTTTACCGGAGCACTCAATAAGAGTATTTTTGTCGGACGCTTCCGCGCGCCCGGCGGCAGAGAGATTCAATCACGAGGTTTTCTCGACATTCGAGGCGCCGAGTATTCAGTCTATAATGCGCTTCCCTATCGAAACCTATCAGTAAGAAAGCCCCAGCAACCCCCCAGTGGCAGTCCCGACCGCCAGACCCAAGGTATCCGCGTTCGAGATATTCATGGCAAAGATTGGGGACTGAATCCCCTCCTGGCCCGCCACACAGCACGCTTTGGTCGCGATTCTTACTGGGTGAGCGGTACGACTGCAGTGATCAATGGGCCTGTATATACTGCTGGCGGACCAGGAGCCTCCTTCCTGCAGTATCCTGGCTTTCATAAGGTACATCGAAACAATGTGAAAAAACTTAAACTGGATTCCTGTACCTCAACTCCAATTTATAGTATTGCGAATCCTCTCGTAAATACGAAGGCGCTGTCGTTCGCCATGAGCGGCTATTCTGGTAACAGATCAGAATCCCTCATCAAGTCAGCAAGTTTCTCCACAGATTTTAACAAAATAACTATTAGCTTATGGCTTTACCGTCACAACACGGGTCTTAATGGTCAACTTCGTGGGATCGTCACGTTCGGTGATGACGTTAACGCCGGCGGCGCTGGTGTCGATGGTTACCCCACCATTGCATTGCTGTGCAGCAGCGATTATAAACCGAGATTCAAATCAGTAGTAGTTGGAGGTACCAACGGCGACTGGTCGATAGACGCAGAAATCCCATCTGAAAGCTGGACACACTTAGTCGTAACGTATGATGGTACCAGCACCACCGCTATACCCACATTTTATATGAACGCGGTTTCTCAATCGATTTCTAGCTTCCAGTCACCCTCCGACACCATGCAATCTATTACGGACAAATATCCGGGATATTCAAGGATTGGGAACAAGTACGCCGGTGGCGCCTCGGGATATCAAGTTTTAAGCGGAACGAGTATTGATGAGGTGTCGTTCTACAGGACCGATCTTAGTGCTTCGGAAGTTAGTACAATATATTGCAGTGGCAAGGTATTGGATTTAACGTCTTCAGACGCCCCCCGCATAGCCAGTACCACATTAAGCGCCAATGCAACCACTATTGCTGGAACCCTGTCAGCAACCAGCACAGACGATTTTGCAGAATCAGGCAATCTACAAATTAACAGCGAGATTATTGCCTATAACGGTAAAACCTCGACCACATTTACAGGATGCACCCGGGGAGCTTATCAAACTACTCCCGCTAACCACACCAGCGGCGATACGGTCACTCAAGAAGAATTGGTGACTTGGCTACGCATGGGCGGCGGCCCACAAGACATAGCTCAGAGTGACGCACAACTTACGTCTTCGAACGATGGCACTGGGCCAGACTTCCCAGAGTCGGGCAGCAACGTCTTTATTGATGTCAAGGGAAACAACAGTTATGCCATTCGAACTGGCAACAGTAAAGAAAACAACATGGTATACAATGCTGTGGGATACTTGCCCAACAACTCAGATTTTGCACCGCTTGGCGGGTGCCAAGGAGATATCGTAGGATATAAGGAAGTGTGCACCTATACTACCGGCTCTCAATATGACAACTGGTATGTTCAGCATCCTATCCCCCGCACCGACAAACAATACGCATGGATTACAGGCGCGCTCAGTACATCATTAGACACCTTGATTAATCGCTATAACCAATTCTCGCCATATCAAGATGTCTATAATTCTCCTGCGCGTGGCTATCGTATCATGGAGGGATATTATTCTGGATCTTCCACGGGAATAAGCTCCTACTTTACCTTTGTATCTTGCAGCGAGCTTCGACCGAATGGTGTATCACAAGTTGCTGCTCACACACCACAACCGCCCTTACGTTTAAACACCTTGACACTTGAAAACGCTGACTATTCATTGAACACTTTGGGTAACTCCGCGGCCGACGAGGCGGGGGTCTTCAACGCCGTCCTCGCCACCGCTAGCATAGATAAATATTGGAATAGACCCCTACAGAACTCTCTCTTTCGAACCGCAACTGACTATAAATTTAATACAAATTATCTTAACTTATTGCTTACTCGCCGGGCCAGCACATATGGGTGGGGATGGAAAAAACTACGTCAGGGTGATAATCCTATTTTACGCAATGAGCGCCTTTCCGCATCAATCAGCGTAGCTAAATTTGGTGTCACACAGCGCTATAGAATGTCACCCTGCACAACTAAGGGGCGACCAGCGCTGGTTAACTTTAGTTCTCCGACTTCTTCCGAAGAAGTGCCGGCAGAGGCCCAAAAACAAAGCCACCTTCTCACTGGGATGAAAGAGGATATGCCTACGGTCGAAAACAACATGACTTTAAAAATAACAAATAATAATGAAAAATTGTTTTTTGACAGCACCGAGCTAAATGACATATATTCTCGCCCACCGAGTCGTGTCACCACCCCCCTTGATCAGATTATAAAGATCATCAAGAATCCCCCCTACAGTCTTAAGTGGGTGAAATATACTGAAAGTGTATTCCCAACCCTTTATAACGAGAATTTCTCCGGCTCAACTCATCGTATTGGTTATGATAACAAATATTGGCGAGACTCAAAGAGGAAGCGCATTATTGCCGGCAACTTTACCGAAAACTCCTTTGGTATTCCAGTGTGGCAAAGTGAGTGGTGTTTGGATGCTCCCGACGGCTTCCTGAGTCGTTCTGCTGCCCAACTGCCAGAGAACAGCGCCGCCGGCGGAAACATGAATTATAAGAAAAACAGCCGCGCTGGCGAGCTTCAGAACGAATACTTCTCGTGGTATGCCGGATACGGATATGCCGGACCCAAGAGGTACACATCTTTTGCTCCTGCGGCATTATATGCGCGCCCTCACATGCTGGCATCTCACGCATCCGTAGTATCCCCCACTGGCCCACGCATTGCTGAAACTGGGAGCTATAATCCGTCAGGATCTGATTTTGGTGTGGGAGGACTTATTGTAGAACTCTATGGCGGCCAAGCTAAGTGGGATGCTCCGGGGCAAGCCGGCATAATTGAAGGAGAAGGTACATCGGCGAGCTTTGTGGCAGCCCCATCCGAGCCATGGTTCGATACGTATGGTGACTATTTATACCAATTGAGATTAATTGCGAGAGACTACGCTATTGTCCCCGAATTTAGAATCAGTGAACATGTATCCGATTATAAGAAGTATGGACTGCAGAACAAAGCCAAGCTAGATACCTTCGAGATAGTAGGAACTCAATATAGTAGTTCACAGCCTTCATTCTATCGTGACTATTCCAATTCAGAATTCCTCAAAGACTTTCTTGATATTAAGAGAGAATCTTTATTAGACGCTAAAGAAATTCGATTGGTTTGCAGCGCGGCCATCCGCCTCAATCCTTACAAGGGGTTCTATCCAGCCCAACGTACGCTTGATTTGGTGTCTCAATTCTCCAAGTCGTATGCCTCGGGCATGATAGGATCTTCTGTTGGTATTGGAACAGCCTCCACCGGAGAAAACCTCTTGTCTGGTAACGCCGTGGCCACGCAGCCGCTAATGAATAAGCTGTTTTCACCAGGAATTTTATATAACTCTATTAAATCTGGAATGGCGGTTGATTATCCAGTAGTAACTGATTATAGCAAAGTTTCTGCTAGTTTCTTTGGTGATGCAGAGAGTGTTAACCCAGACAAGTCCTCCACTCAGTGGGCAATTAATGGAACGCATAGTCAGACAGCAGTTGATGCACGACAAATGCAGATAGGCTGGTCGTCAGGTTCTTTCTGGGACGCCCGACTTCCCTTCGAAACAATAATAGACCCCAGCAAATATATTAAGGGCTATTCCTTTGAAAACATAGAACCACATCCGTCAATGTCCTTTAATGTCACAGCAGCATGGGCAGCAAATTCCACCGATGGTTTGTATGCCTTGATGGCAAACAACTTCTTTGGAGAAACAGCCAATTTCTTCCTAAAAGACAGTCAATTTACATCCTTAAGGTCGGAAGTAATGGGGGACGATATGAAATTTCCTGCCGGCTCCGTTTTTGGCGCGCGACTCAAGGTTCGCAGATCTACATCCGGCCCTCGAACCTACCAATATGAATCTGGTTCGAATGGAGACAATACTTATTATAATTTGCATGGAGCGGTGGCATATTCCGGTTCGGCCATCACATCCAACACATCCATGAAAATAAGTGGAACAATAGAACTCCCACAAGATCCGTGCAAAAACCCATTCTTCAAAGAAAACTTTACTCTTTATAGCCGCCCCACCGCATTTGGTCCTCCGATTTCTGGCCGGCCAGCCCCTGGCCAAATAAATCAAGTCGCGGTTAATTATGCTTCGACATATGGCGTTATGGATTGCTTTAACGGATTTAACTGGTCATTCACTCCCCCTTATTACAACGGAGAAGCGTGGGTAGATCTGGTCTTTTGGCCAGATTCCACCAAAACCTATGATCTAGAAGCCATATTAGCAGAGACCAAAGCTGTGTATCGTCGTTGTGATGCCGGCCCACCAATTCGGAATACTCCCGACCTCGCCGGAGGAATACCAAGAGATACTTCCCCCTCTTTAATTGTCGATTGGACCAATAACACTATCGCCGGCGGCGGAGGGAGTAACATAGCATTCGAAGAGATCTATAGCGGCCGCAATATAGATCAAAATGCCATGCAACTTAGCGCCAGTTTAAACTTGTTCGGCATCGAAAGAGTAGCCGAAGAAGAAGTCAATAAATTTGGTGAAGTGCTCAAAACACTTAATAAGACCGTTGGCAAGCGCTGGGTTATTCAGCCCAAATGGGAAACACCACACATGAACTTTAATGATGAGGGGTTTCACCCTATTACCGCTGTCGCTGGCAACCTGAGTGTGCCAACATATGCGTCTGCTTCCGTGCCGCGAGGAATGTGGCATCAATTTGGAATAATCGATCCCGATCCTGATAAAGGGATTTTTATGGAGATTGGCGAAATTCCCCCAAATTGGCTCAAGTATCATTATGAAGTAATTGACGAGGCGTCTGTTTATAACAATGAAGATGCTGGCATCGGCCAAACCATCCACCGTAAGATGAAATCACTTGCAGATCTAGCAGGATTTAATAAGAGTACTCAATCGCAAAAACTTGGACAATTGGCCGAATCACGAACGATTCGCGAAGCCATCGTCGCCGTACCCTATATCATTGAAAGCGTACGCAAATCTAAGCCGGCNCTCATGAAAGATGTGTCGGGACAGTTTGCATCGAGGCGTAAGANGTTTATTAACATTCCTATGAAAAGGTATAAGGCAGCACTTAAAAACGCCCAGGGCTCTAAAATAGGAGATTCGTTGGATACCGCCGGCACTTCAATTAGAAAGTTAACTCAAAAAATGGAACGATACGTCCTACCCCCACAGTTCGATTTCCTCAACAATCCAAAAATTAAGCCTATTGTGATGTATATGTTTGAGTTTGAATATGAATTAGACAAAGACGATCTCTCTTATATATGGCAGAACCTTGCTCCTAGAGATTATAAGAAGATGACTCTTCAACATCAATCCGTAGCCCACGAACTGATGGACACTGAGCTACTAACAGAGAAAAACTTAACTAAAAATCAAAATCTTCGATGGATGCTCTTTAAGGTTAAACAACGCTCCCAAGGAAATTATTGGGACTTGGTAGCTACTCAGGTGGGAAGAGTGCCGCAAGCCCGTACTTCTAACAAGGATAGAAGCTCTCAGTCTCACACCTTATCTCCGCCCACTATCAACAAAGATAAAGATAATGAACGGAACACATACCCGCTCATGTACAACTGGCCTTATGATTACTTATCTTTTGTGGAACTAATTAAGATGGATGTAGAAGTGTTGTATCGAGAAGGTCAACAAAAACAGGAGTATAACTTGCAGAAGATGTCGGCAAGCGCAGCGTGGCCACCTCAACTAAGAGAAGCCTCAATATTAGGTGGAGGATCGGGCATCGTGGTTACAGGAAAAGAATTGGCAACCGGCATAGTAGCCTACGCTGCGAACAAAACCCCCAAACAGATTGCAGAGAGCAAGACTGTTGTTAAGCCATCTACTACGAAGATTACAGTACCCAATGGAGGTCGCAAGGTAACAACCATGATCCAAAGCCTTGGAAATGCGCCCCGCCGAGCCAAAGGAGGAAGAACCTCATTTGATGCGAGCCACTCCCATCAATTTACAGTGGACGCACAAGGAAATGGCTGGGCACTTGAAACATCTAAAGAAGGTCACCCCCGAATAGCACATAAGCACCGTATTAGAAATTGGAAGGTATACGAATCGCAAAGTTCGTGTTATCCTGATTGTAAGAAGTTGTACAATTCATCGGGCGTCCCGCCTCACAAACACACAATCCCACCCGGCACTCCGCCGGCTAAAAGTGATGAAAGCCAACTTTCCAAGGTCGATAAAATAAAAATGCGCTCCGGCCCCACGTCCGGCGGCCGCGGAGGGAAATATTAATGGCACTTTTCCTTAATAAAAAAGAACAAGTTTATGACTTAGAGCTAACCTCTTATGGGCGTTATTTATTGTCTATCGGAACATTTCAGCCAGTATATTATACTTTTTTGGATGATAATATATTGTACGATGGGGCTTATGCCGGAATTACGGAAAGTCAAAATTCTATCGAAGAAAGACTACGCGTAGCTCCCCACTTTGAAAGTCCCATCTTGTTTACGGACGTAGAAACATATCAACGGGAGTTTGCTGGCGCCCCACTTAGTGTACATGAAAGTTTATTTTCTGATGAGCGCTCCATCCCGCGCCGAGATATTTTTAAAATAAACTCCATTATAGGCGATATGAGATTAGAAGCCGACGGCCAAAAAACCCCAGCCTGGAAAATTGTAAGTCTGCAGGGAGTAATAACAAGTTCGCAAAGAGCGGACTTTAAGGAAGATATGGATATTCCTCAAGTTAATGTAAATCTTAATTATAGCATGCAGATTCAACCAGCCGAGTTTACATATGATCCAGAAAATGTTATGGATGTAATCGGGCAAACAGCCACCTTTTCGGACAACCGCATGATTAAAATAGTACCAGATGATGCAATGATATATATAGACGAGGTTAATACGGAAATATTAACCGAAAACTATGATCTAGAAGTTTTTCATATAAATGAATATGCTCCTGATTATGGATATGCCGAGGGAGAGATCAGATTTCCATTGGCCGGCCCATATACAGGCGGCGGAACTAAGGATACAATACGTATAGGCGATGGAACTACTCACGCCGTGTTTGAATTTACGAACGGTACCGCCGTAGGAAGTAACATTAAGGTTGAAGTGCCGACGTCACCTTATCACTTCGTCGAGCAGCAGAGGAATTTCATTAGTGCACTTCGGGAATCTACTACATTGAATATAACCGCCTATTACGAAGGAGGTATCCCCGACAGAACTCTGGCACTAAAAGCAAATAGAAAGGGTGTCAAATTTAATGTAGGAATTCTGCTAGACTCGGTCGCCACGACCGAGTGGTATGTGAAAGGCATGTCTGGTGGCCAAGATACAATTCAGGCACTTAAAAGGAAATATTTTCAAAAAACGCTTCCTCAAATAGAAGGAGGGTTTATGATGCGTGACCGCCCCGATCCGATGCCATCGGATCTGATTCCTGGCGACAATGCGACACCCCCGCGCACAGGGGGAAACTATACAACCAGCAGCGTTGAGTATTATTTTGACATCTTAAAAGACCTTGAAGTAAACCAAGCTAAAGCCTGTCACAGCGCACAGATCTTCAATAAAGAATCTTATTATGTCGACTTTGATTTTGAGTGTTCTGCCACAACAGGAAACCCAGTATTTTTTGATATTTACGGAAGCGTAACGGAGCCAGAAATATGTCAAAACTAACTTTACAAGGAAACACTACTAACACCTTTGGAAGATATTTACCCATTCCTCGTATCGAGAAGGTGACCATCAATGCAGACACATCCTTTGATTTAGAATATGCGATTTACATAAAGGCTGAAACCGATGAGGCACTTGAAAACATAGTTTCATATTTGGAAGACAATGTGACCATGTGTATATCTGAGACAATGGATTGGCATACGACTTACTTTAACGATTTTATACAATCGGGCGCGCCCGAAAAGATATTCGATCCCTTTGTACATGGCCTTTTTTATTCAGATGACTTTACAGAAGTAGAGTTTGAAGAATTTTTGGAGGATTACCCTATGATAGAGGGATTTTTCGAATCGCCCTTCAATCATCCGTTGACTCCCACAGAGACATGGAGCGAACTTACCCCCCAATGGGTTTATGACGACGCAGGTATTAGGCTTGCAAAATTTGTATTTACTTATCACCGTTCTCGATTACAAAAATCTTATGATCCAGATGAGCCAGTCACGTATTATTCAACATGGACGGAGCCCCCGGGTGGTGGGCTCGTGGGTACCTATCCTTCGTGGGGAGACTTTGATGCTATTATGTTGTATTCAGTGGACAATAGGTTAATGGAATACACTGCGTCAGAAATGCAGTCCTTGTTATTTAATAATCCTTTATTGGTGCGAAACATGATGAGTGATGTAGATTGGGAAGTTTTGCTCGAACAGGGGAACGTTCCCAACAGGATGAAAATGATATACATCGATCCCGACGGTGCACCCTACGACGACTTACCCCTTCAGTCGGTTACCAATCAATATTTTAAACAAGATACTTACACCTATGATGATATAGATAAAGCCTTTCAAACCCTTATAGGAGATTATGATAAAGTACTTCGTACGAGCACCAATGCCGCGGCCAATAGCGACTTAAAAGACGGACTTGATCAAATTTCATATGTGTTGGCCAATTATAAATATAATGTTCAATTGATACCTGAGTTAAATGCCCTTAGAACTGCATGGCCAGATCGCAACCTAGGCGCGCCCATTGGCCACCTATACGAAAGATTTAGACGCAGACTGGTGAATGTTAATAGTACTATTTTTGAGCAACCTATTCTTTCTAAAGAGTTAATCGTTAATACAAAAGTAATAGACGGAAGAGTAGAAAGGAGAACTCGCTGGAATTCTCGCCGGGTCAGCTTCGGCGAGATTGATCCCGCATTGGGAGTTGTTGTTGATCCTGCTCTATATGATTATTATCGGGATAATAAAGTGACAGATGACGACGGCGCCGGATTAGGAATGACGCTGTTATATCCAAATTGGAAAATTAGTAATTATGCATTTACATCGGCAGACGCCCTCTCTACGCAGAGCGATGCGATATTAACTAATGGTTTTTATTGGTTTGATTATGAGAAATACGTCAATACTCAGTCAATTCTCTCGGACTTTTTCCCTCCATGGAAAGTTGAACAATACTTCTCTAGAGACATGGTAAACATGCATATACGTATTGCTGGTTCACAATTGGTGCGAAAAACACAGCCATATGCCTCCATGGGCAGCCTCGAATTTGATAGAGTAAATATAGAAGCAAATTCTTCTTTTTATGAATTTGAAGGCCCTGAAAGCGCCACGGCACTTGGTACGCCAGCAACTGTTGTAAGTTGGTATAAAGAC